GTCAGGACGTTGAAGCGGCGGAACTCGATCGACTTGCCGCCGTTGCGCGGCAGCGGTCGCGGCTGGCCGAACTGGCCATGCACCAGCACCGGCAGCGCGCGCTCCAAGAGCTGGCGCGAGTAAAAGGTCTTCATCTCCTCAGAGATGGCAGAGGTTCCCGTCGTCTGCGTGGTTGGCATGTGGGTTTATCTCCTATGGGCGCACAACCTCACCGCGCATGATGCGCTGGGTGAGCTTGTCGAATTCGTCTTTCGAGAGGTTGGCGGTATCGAGGCGCGTCGCCCCGCTACTCGCCGGGTTGCTCCCGCTGCCGATATTGGCGCCGGTCGCATTCGCCTTGAACTCGGGATATTCGGCCAGCACAGCCTTGAGCGCCGCTTCGAGGGCGTCGGCCTCTGGTTCGCCGGCGTCGGTGATCGTCACCTCGGACAGATCAGCCAGGCGCATCGCGGCATTGACGCGCTCGGGTTTGAAGCCGAGTTCGAGCGCCTTGACCTTGGCTTCGGCGCGGATGATGCGCTGGTTGGCGGCCTCGGTGGCGGCTTGCGCGGCTTTGGTCGCGCTGTCCTTTTCGGCCTTGAGACGTTCGGTCTCGGACATGGCCGCCTGTGCCGCCTTGTCTTCGAACTCCTTGCGCGCGGCCTCAGCGGCCTGGCGCTTGGCCTTTTGAACGATGCGATCGACTTCGGCCTGCGATAACGTGCGTTCACCGGCTGCATTGGTCCCAGCGCCGTCCTGGGTCTGGTTATCCTCGGTCGTTTGATCGTTCGTCTCAGCCGTCGTCTCTTCGGCCATGTGTGCTGTCCTTCCGTTTTCGGGCCGTCGCCCATGACCGGCTAGCCGCCGTGGCATATGACAAAACCGGCCGCCGTGGGCCGGTTACGGTGGAGATGGGCGGAATCGAACCGCCGTATCCGATCAGCGCACTGGCACCGGTCGGGCGTTCCTGGCATCCCCATCAGGACGCGGCATTGAGCGCCTGTCCTGCATCACGATAGAGGCTTTGCAGCTCTTGATAGCGCTGGCTATTGGCCGCCTTCATGCGCCGGAATCCGGCCAGCGTCGGCGCGTCATTGGGCAGCCGTTCACGGTAACGCTGCCACTGGTTGAAGTCCTGATTGGCGGCCCGTTTCCGCGCCTGTCCGTTCGCGAAGGCTTGCCGCTCGGCTTCGAGCCGTGGGTCAACATCGAAGGACTGATTCGAGCGCGCGATATCACCGTCGAGATCATCGGCGAAGACTTCGACGTAGGGCATGACCACATGCGAGCAGCGCGGGTGGATATTGGCATAGCCCGCGCTGAAGACGGTGGTCCAGAGCGGCGGAAAGCGCCGATCCTGACCGCTGATTGAATAGACCCGGCCCTGATAGGGTGCGCAGATATTGCAGGTCGGGAAGTGCGAACTGACCTGCACCAAGTCATAGCCGAGGCTCGTCAACTGGTTCATTGTGCCGTGATTGGTGGCTTCGCGCGTCGATGAGCGGACCACCATCTCAGAATAGCTGTCAAGTCGCCAGTCCCGGCCGGCACGATCAGTGAAGGCCGTTACGCCCTTGTCTGCGAGTGCCGTTTGCAGCGCCTTGGCTGACTGTGGGATCGTGCGTCCGGTCGCGACCTTTTGCGCCACGGTATCGAGCGAGACTTGCCGGAAGAGATCGTTCACCGAGCGGCCCATGGTGGCCGTGGCGCCGGTCAGATCGCCGTACATGTTTTGGGCCAGAATCTCGACCGCTGTACGGTGTATGCCGGTCATCGATGAAACGGCCACGCCCTCGACGCCCGCCGCGCTCAGACCCGAAATCGCGGCCTGCATGCCTGCCTGATAGATGGCCGGCACTTGCTGTTCGATCCAGCTCTGCGCCTGACTATCCAAGCCGCGTAGAATGTCTTCGATGTCGGCTTGGAGTGCCTGATAATAGGCGGTGGAGCGATCGGCCTGAGCGGCGGCGATCAGGTCATCGAGAATCCGCAGATAGGCCCGCTGGTATGTTTGAATTAGCAGATCCTGCGGGCTGCGATACGTACTCACTCAGTGGCCGCCAATCGCCATCATCAAGCCGGAACTGCGCATGCGTCAGATTCGCGATACCCATCTCGGCGAACGCCTGACGATCGGTTATCTCACCGCGCCGGACCTTGCGCTCCAGCTCCAGCCGTTTGGCCTGGATTGCCTGCATTGCCCCCGGCGTTATCCGGAAGTCCAGTTTGACTGGCTTGTCCTTGGTCGCCTTGCGTGCCATCGTTCGGTCCTCCAAAGCGCAGCCGGAGATTGGGCAGGCCACCCATCGCGCCGGCGCTGCTTGCCTCTTCCTCGTCAATGCGGTCGATTTCCTCTTGGGTTTCAGCCTCGGTGCTGTTGTCCAGCCGACGCAGGGCCGAATAGGTGGAGGTGAGCCCGGCGCCCTTGCGCGCCACCTCGATCGTGGTCATCTCCTGTGGGTCTTCGGGCAGGCCATCACGCCAGCGAATGGTGATGTCTTCCAGCGCGACTTGCGTCCCACTGGCCGCGCCTTCGAGTTCGAGCGCCGTCTCGATCACTTCGCGCAAGGCCGGTTCGAGTCGGAGCCGGACGCGATTGACCTTGGCCAGCGGCGCCATCATGAGCCGTCGCAGTGCTGAGCCGCTCGTCACCAGTCCGGCGTCCATCTGGCCGAAGGCGGCCGGGGAGGTTTCCGAGACGATGTAAAACTGCTTCATCAGCGCGTCGATCTCTTGAAACGCCGCGTCGATCTGGCCATCCCAGGTGATGTAACCGGGGATGTTCTCACCGTCTTCGGTCGGGTAGTAACTGCCGCCGCCCACGAACTCGGCATCGCCCGTGGTTGGGTTGATGCGGACAGCATCGGCCGGGCCGTACATGCTCGGATCGGCATGCTTATCAAGGATGCGGCTGATCTGAGCGACCCGTACCTCAATCTCCTGAATGATCGTAATCAGGTCGCTATAATCATCCATGCCATAGTAGGAGTCCGTCGTGCGCAGCCCGACAACCGGGATGACCAGAAAACCATCGATGCGGGTCTCTTCGACCTCTTGCACATCCGGAAAGAACTCAGCCAGCGGCACGGCGGCCTTGATCTTGCCGTCTTCGAGGCGATAGAGACGATTCTCGATCGAGCCTTTGGAGTGGATTTCCGTTCGCAGGTAGGTCGTGATTTTCTTGCCGATGACGCCTTGTGTCTCAACGTCGAATGTCCAGGCCAGGACGTGGTATTGCACCTGCTTCAGGTTGTTGAGACTGACGACCGGGAACCACATCGACGGCGGCTGGCCGTCGATGCGCGCCTTGCCGTTCTCTAGCGTGACCTTGAACAGTCCGTCACCATAGCGACTGATATCGAGCACCACCTCATAGGCGGTCATGACAAACATGGTTTCGAGGATCAGGCGCTCGACGCGCTTTTGAATGTCCGAGTCCTCTTCGCCCGCGATAAAGGCCGGCGGCTCACCGAGCAAGAGATCGGCCCAAACCGTCGATAACCGCTTGAAGGCGTTGAAGATCATCTCCAGCGCCGCGAGATTGTCCTGACGGAGCAGGCGCACCCAGTCGTTGAACACGCGCTGATGCTCGCCGCTCCAGAGATCCTTGTTCTTGCGATAGGTATCGAGCCGTTCGCGCTCGCAAGCGGGTGGCCAGGGCTGCCCGATATCCAGAAAGGAGAGATCCGTGAGCATGTCGGACATTGCGCCTCTTTATGCCGCCCGGCTGGTACGCCGGCCTAATAGCCTCATCACCGCATAGCGTTCCGCGTCAACCGCGTGGTCATCGCGTTTGATCGGTCGATCCTCACCACGCTCTTGCGCCTTGGGATCCCATGCATAGCCGTAGATCTGTTCAATCAGGTTGGTACATGACTCATGGATCTTGAGCCGGTCGTTGGCGAGCGCCGCCGCCATGACCCGAATGCCATCCACCACGCTGTTATCAGCATCATGCACCCGGGCCACACCGGCCTTGCGCATGGCCAGCCGGAACGATGCGGCCGACGGGTCGATCTCCCACGATTGCGGGTAGAGATCCGACGCCCAATCGGTCAGGTCAGCCACGTATTCGGCGTCGGTCTTCTGGCGCCCGGACTTGCGCGAGTCGTAGTAGTATTCGCGGGCTGCCGTGACGAGGCCGCCGCTCACGATGTTGAGTTCGGCCGCCGTCGCGTTGCCCGTGCCGTAGTCCGTGCCCACAACGGCCGTCGTCCAGAGCTTCGGATCGGGGAGCGTATTGACGACGTGGCGCTCGGCATCGAACATGTCGAAGATGGCGCCTTCAGCTGCAACCCACAGGCCCAAGATGAAGCGCTTGAACCAGAGGCCCGTATATTCGCGTTTGAGCGCGGCGACGTAGGCCGGATCGAGCGTCAGGTTATCGTCAAGCGTGAAGTGAAAGACGGCGATCTCTAACTCGTCGGCACGATCGACATACTCTTTCTTCAGCCAGTGGTACGGGCTGTCCGGGTTGGTCGTAAAAAACGCCGATGCACCGCGTACCGAGAGGCGAATCATCACCTGCCGGAAAACTTCAGCCGGCCAGAGCGTCACCTCGTCACCATAGGCGCCGGCGAGCGTGAGACCGCGAATCTTGCCCTCAGCCTTGGCATCATTGGCGCCCGATATCAAAATGCGCCGGCCATAGAGGCTGGCCTGGCCGGTGCCTCGGGTGTACTTCCAGCCACGCGGCCCGACGATATCGGCGATCGGGTTCAGGATGTTGCGTTCGAGCGTCCTCTCGGTCTTGCCGAGCATGAGCAGTTCGCCGTTTTGCGGGGCTGTTCGGACATATTCGAGCCAGCGCAGAATTGACGAGATGGTTTTGCCGGAACGTACCGCGCCTTCCCAGAGGTTGATGCGAGCCGTGCTATCGGCTATCGAATTGATCTGCGCGTCCGAAAAGTCCCCAAACTCAAACCGCGCCACTGTCCATGATCGCCTTCACCAGTTCAGGATTGCGCTGGAGTGTATCGACCAGAGCCGGCGTAAGCGCCGTGATGGTGGTCTCGTCGAGGCCATCCGCTAAGCGGCTATCGAGGTCGATATAGTCGAAGATGGCGTGCAGCACCTCGTGCATGAGCACGGTAATCATCCGGCTCTCGGTGGTGTTCGGGTCGAGCGTAATCCGGTGCGGCTGATAGGTGATGCGACCATAGGTTCCGGTCGCTTCGCTGATGCGTTGATCCTCTTCAACCGGGTAGATATACGGCCCGACGCGTACCTCACTCGGCAGGTTCATCCTGTTCCTTCCGCGTCGCGCGTTGGTAGACGCGATATTGATCGCCATGCGCCGTAATCTCGACCTCATCGCCCATATCAGCGACCACTTCAGCCGGAAGATGGAAGAACTTGAGCGTGGCGCATACGACATCACCGGGAGCGGTGTGCGACCATTCGACCGAGTAGACGCCTTCAACCGGCTCGCCAGTTTCGGCGTGAACGACGCGCGTGCCGATCGGTGTGCCATCACTCAGGATTTTGATCTTCATCATCCCGTTCCTTCCCGGCCCGGCGCATATCCCGCACCTGGCTAAAGATCGCAACCAGCGCATCAAACGAGCTATCGGTGCCATCCGTGGCCGATGCCATGAGCTTCGCGATCACGCCCTGCTTGGTGGCCTGTACGCGCGTCAGTGCCAGTTCAATGCGCTGAATCATCAGCGTGGTCGCTTCGCTGTGCGTCTCGCGCCAGTCGGATGCGCCGACCGCTTCCATGCCTGCGTGATGCGTCTTGCGCACCTGGATGAAATCGATCTTGGCCAGCTTGGCGATGCGCTGCATCATGCGACGCTCGCGAATCTCCAGCAACTTGAGTTCGTTGACCAGCGGCGCGATACCCTCGGTGTCGATTTCATGCCACAGGGCGCGCTCTTCATCGGTCAGGGTGTCATAGGCGATATGCTCGCGTGCGCCGGTCACCAGCGCCCGTTTATTGCCCTTCGGTGCGGGTTTGCCGGGATTGGTGGGGTTGGCGCCATGCAGACGGCAGACGGTATAACCCGGCACGGCGGGGAGCTTGCAGCGCTCGCCACTCCGCTTGGATTTCGCTTTGCAGCGCTCGCGCTTCTCAGTGGCCATAATGGATTAGGTTCCTGTGCGAAACGCAGCCAGCATGCGCGGCCCATCGACCAGCGCGTCATAGACACCGATCGCCTTCTTGCGCCTCGGGAAGAGGATCACGCCCGGCATCTCCGGTGTGGCTGGCGTAAAGCCGAGCTGCTTGGAGTAGCGAGAACTGCGCAAATAGGTCCCGGCCTGGCCGATGAACGTGGACTTCTGGCGAATGTGCGTGGTCTCCATGGCGGAATCGTGGGTATGGCCCGTAAAAACCACGTCCGCATCGCCGTGGAAATCATTGAGCCGTTTGCCCTGGTGCGTCTTGTTGAAGGATGAGCGCATGCGGAACTGATGGGCGGCCAGAATCCGGTAGGTGATGCCACCCAGCACCACGTTGATGAAGCCAAACGCGCCCATATAGGGAACGCGAAGCCGCTTGGCAAAATAGGCCATGGGATCAAAGTCGTCCGAGTTCAATGACCAGTGCTCATGGTTGCCGATAATCATGGCCAGCACCTTCTCAGCACCGAGGTAGGCCGTGGCGTCGTGGATCAGCTCCTTTTGCACCCGAACCGGCGTTAGCTGCTCGTGGCTCATGCCGCGCGACGTGACGCTCGTCACCACGTTATCCATCAGATCGCCACCGAGCACGGTATAGACGCCCGGCGTGTTGCGGATGGTTTCCAGGTCGGTACGCAGCTTCGACATGAGGCAGGACGTGTGTCCGAGGTGCCAGTCGGAGCTAAAGACCACCAGCACCGGCAGATCGTCGGGCAGATCGATCGTCACCTCGTCACGCTCGGTATTGAGCGCATCCATCTGCCGCTGCACGCCCTCAAGCGCGTTCCACATGCCGGAATCGAGCGGCGCATCGGCCGGGATATTCCAGATGGGTTGTTTCAGTTCAGGCAGTTCGGCCGGGGTCTCGTCCTCTTCGGGCAGCGGCGCCGACCGGCGGCCAGGGCCGGGGATGTTGCGCTCGCGGCGCACGCGAAGGATGGTGTCTTTCGAGCGACCAATGAGGCGCGCGGCCTCAGTGGTAGTGTGCTCACGCAGGATACGCAGTTCAGCATCGGTCGGTGCCCAACGTGGTTGCGGCATGCGTATCCAATCCGTGAGCAAGCAAAACCCCCGAGTCGTCAACGGCAGAGCGCCGTGATGGAAACTCGGGGGAATACGCGATATTGGCGCCGATCACTCGACGCCTTTACCTGGCCACCGAAGCGACCAGGGGGATGATTGTGGTCGAGCGCGTCTGGTTTACAAGGCCAGACGCGCCCTCACGTTCGGCCCGAGGGATCAGCGCGAGAATGTGAATAAAATCAGTCGCGATCCTCGGACCTTGTGCGCATGGGTCGAATCGAACGGCCACCCCCGGCCACATCGGCCGGCGTCCTGCCTTTAGACGACATGCACTGCCACGCTTCGTCATGGCCACGAGCCGACTTTATGGCGCCTTCCAAGCTCGGCTAACACTCGGTGTGCGCATGGCAGGACTCGAACCTGCGACCGTGGCTGTTGAGACCGTCCGCTCTACCACTGAGCTACATGCGCTGTGGCCCGGCATCAGGGCCATGCCCAGTCAATAAAAAGGTCGGTGTCCCTGATCGGTACCGCCCCGATGTCGCCGGTGCTTGTTCAAGGCCCCGGTGTTCTTTCTATTTGAACTACAGAGACGACCGCCGGTTTCCCGCGAGATTTCTTCGCACCGATCTTTACCGGCAACGTCATGCCAAGGCTTTACAACCCGGTCGGGGTTGGGTGTATTTGGACACCGTCCGTGGACCCACGAGGATTCGAACCCCGAACCATCGCCTTGCAAGGGCGCCGCTCTGCCGTTAGAGCTATAGGCCCGTGTAGGGTGGGCCGGTCCTGCCCCGGCTAAGCATCAGGTAGGCGTGAAGTGACGCCTCGTTTTAATCGGGAGGGACTGAATCGAACAGCCCCCTTGCCAACCACATGGCGCGTGCTACCACTGCACCACCTCCCGTTGACAACTCCCTGATGCGCGATTCGCGTGTCATATAGCCACGCCGCCACCCTAGAGCTTCCGGTAGGCTTCGAACCCACAACCCGCTGTTTACAAAACAGCCGCTCTGCCAATTGAGCTACGAAAGCAGGCATCGTGCGTTCCTCACACTCTCAGTATAGCATGACTTTTGCATCTGTCAAGTCTCTCTGTAGAATCCGTTGATTCTGTAATTCTAGCACCGCTCAGCATGCCAGGAGCGCGGGCCGCGCCAGCCGAGTGACCGCGCCATCTCGCGTGCGGCCTGTTCGCAGAGCCAGCCGGCGTCGCGTTGCGGCATGGCCAGCGCATCGGCAATCTGATCGATCGGTACGCCATAAATCGCGAACAGGCAGACAGCCACAAAGGGCCGATCGGGCAGCATCCGTAAGGCGCGCTCAAGATCGGCCAGCTCGTCAATTTGATCCTCTAGCGCGACACCTGAAACGGTGCGCTTCTGATGTTGCTGTCCGAGGTGTTCCGGCGTGCTGAGCGGCAGACGCAGATAGGGCAGCAACGAAAGCCCATGAAGCACGCGGCGTGGCGTATAGTCGTTCTCAGTGGTCATCGTCGTCCGATCCTATGGCCTCGACAGCCATCCGGTACGGGCAGTTCTCATCGTGCGTCTCAAGCGTGGGCATCTCAGCAGATGACCATTCCGCCCCACAGAGGGTGCAGTAATAGACGCCCGGCGTGCTCACCGTAATCGGTTGTCTCTTGGCCAGTGCCTCGACGATGGCGCGCAGCGCGAGGTAATCGGTCAGGAGTTGCGCCTGAACATCGAGCGGGAACGATCGCTGAAGCTTCTTGGCTTGCGCATTGAACGCCGCGCTGCGTGCGGACAACTCGCCACCGGTAATCATCGCGGGATTCCAGTCGCGTCGTTCGCGCAATCGTTCGGCCTCCCGAACATCGGCAAGTATCCGCTCCACCCGCACCTTGTCGATCATGATGGCTGCTCGCTCTCATAGGTCCGTCCCTCAAGATCGTCCGAGAGCACGCCGTCACGCAGCCAGCCGTGATAGCGCATGTGTTCGGGCGCCATGACGTTGATCGACGGGTGCACCGTGACATTCGGTGGCGAGCCGCTTATCTGCCAGTGCGTGCCGTCGATTGCGATGTTGTCCTGACTAAAGATGGCGCCACCGGGCAGCGTTACCATCCAGACCGTCGCGCCGTCGAAGCCGACACCAAACCACATCGCGCCGGGGCGCTCAGCGTCTGCACTGTCGCCTGTGGTCAGGAAGCATGGGTAGGACATAGACCCCTCCTCACTCCTCGCTCCGTTCCGCCCGCGCCCGATGCCGCAGAGCCATCAGCGTGAATAGGCGGGTCACCGGGACATCAACTGCCAGAAGCACCTCAAAAATCTCGACGCGCAACCAGCCGTCATACGGGAATCGAGCACTCGGATCATCAGCCGCCTCACCGAGGGCAGCGCGTTTCGCTTTTCCGAACCAGTGTCGCGTGATCTCCTGTTCGACATCGCGCCAGACTTCGGGCGGCTGTCGGAGACAACGCAAAATATCCATCGGTTTCGTCTGTTCAATCGCATGGAGGTTATTCATTCTCCCTCGCTCCGTTCCGCCACCATGGCCCGAATCGCCGTCGATTCCTGCACGGCAGGCGGCTCTTGCCAATGCCCCATATCAAGCGCGACAAAGGGGTAGAGTTGCTCGATGATCTGCTGGATAACTCCGCCCGCCAGGGGTACTGGCTTATCATTGACCGACGCCGTATTGACCACCGTTGTCGGTCCGCTCGGCTGCTCAGCACTCATCGGGCACCGCCTCGCCTACCAACGCCTTCGCCTGACTGATCACCTGTTCATCGTGCCGAAATTGCTCCGTCGCCCAGTCGCCGTTGATCGGGTCATATCCGCCAGACTCGCAATTGTGGTCGTACCAGGCTTCCGCCATTGGCAGCAGCTCTCGAATCTCCGCGTCCCGCTCGGCGATGACCGCGCGGAGGCGGATTAGTTCCTCGTAATATTCAGCGACCAGACCATGAGGCAGCTTGACGTTGCCATCCGTATCCCAATCCAATGGGTCATAGGCCAATTCATACAGGTCCAGGATCCGCTCCTCGCTCATCGGCTCCACGCGGGCGGCCGGCGTCTCGTCAGCGCTCATTCGGGCACCGCCTCTCCGGCCAATGCCTTGCGCGCTGATTCCCATGCGGCGTCCAATAGCCACAATCCCGGGCATCGAGGGCCATTCTGAGCTTCAGTGACGGCTTCGATACTTTCGAGCCAGGCACGCAGGCGTTCGACTTCGGCGCAGAGCCTCAACACGCCATATTCGAGAACGGAGCGCTCCAACATCTGCCCGTCGGCATAGGCGATGATTTCGTCTTCGCGTTGCTCATGCCGGTGATCTGGCTGATCGACGCAGGGGCCGGTCACGTAGACATCATCTCGTTCAATGCTGTAATCGCTATCGGGCGTGAACTCGCGATGCACGGTCAGCGCGCCGTCGCAGATCTGGCAGAACGCTACGCGTCCCGACACGTGCTCGCGAAGCTCGTCAATCAGTTCAGTGATCGACGGTACAGTATCCGCATCATCAAGGGCCGTCGTCTCGTCAGCGGTCATTTCGCGCCATCCGATCCGTACGGCTTGGTGTAGTGGCTGAGCCGTAGCACGACGTCCTGCACCCATTTATCGTCCATGTGAATGGGGATCACGATCTGTGGCTCGGCATGTTCGATCAGTGGGTGATCGCGTTCCACCAGCTTGCGGCTTGCCTCTTCCAGTTCCTGCTTCAGCGCATCGATTCTGTGGCCCTGGCGCTTTGCAAGTGCCGATAGCTCTTCGCGCTCTGCCTTCATAGACCTGATCTGATCCATCAGTTCGACCTCAGATAGTGTCGTCTTGTTCTCGCACGCCTGGTGATAGAGTCCATTCACGGTATCGAGTTGTTCGCGCAAGCCCTCGATGATCTTGCGTTGACGATCATTCAGATGCAGCACCGTCTCGACCTCGCCATGCTTCTGACGGATAGCGCGCCGCTGATTCGCTATACGTTGCCCGAGCCACTTGACCGTCTCACGCGCCTCGGTCAGCTCATCGCGCAGTTCTGCGTTCACCTTGCGCCAGCGCTTGCCGTCGTCCTGTGCGCATTGACGAGCGAGTACGGCCTCGTCACGCTGTTTGATGTACCCGATCATCTCCTCGGAGAGCGCGAGCGCCTGTGCGGTGCAGACCGCTTTCCAGTCAGTCGGTGGTGCATCAGTCTCGACGCGATCCATGACAACCCGCGCGCTAAACGTAACGGAATCTCCTAAGCGTGCCATCAAAAGACCCCTTCCACACCCAGCACCGACCCGCGCTCAGCAAGCTCCGCCTTCAGCCTGTCATTCTCGTCAATCAGCTCCTTGCGCCACTGCATGACCTTGACCAGATCGCCCTCTAAATCCTCCTTGTCGCCCTTCAGCCCCTCGTTCTCTTCGCTCAGACGGGCGATCGTCGCATGCGCCTCGTCAAGCTCCGCATAGAGCTGGTCGATGTAGGTGTTGACGAGGGTTTGCAGCGTGTCGCGCGGGATGCGTCGCGGGTCGATGGTGATAGTCATGGCCTGCCTCCTAGTCCAGATGCTCCAACGTGATCGCTTCGAGATTCCGCACCGGCATGAACACGAGCGAACGCCGGCCGGTGCTGTAATCGACGTACGAGAGCAGGACCACACCCGGCACATCCGACTCCTCGATATCAACCGCGCCGGTGACATCCGTGCTAATCAACACGTCGCCGGGCGTCGCCATCGTGCGCACCGTGAGCCGCCAATGGTTATCGATGATCGGTTCTGACTCCTCATCCATGGCTCATCTCCCCTTGATGCTCTGGCGCACCTGGCCGGCCGCCGCTTGTTGCGGAAGCTGACAGGTCATCTCGACCGTCCAACCGGTGACGCGTCCGAAGATATCCAATTGCGGGACCAGATCAGCGACACAGCGCGCGGTGTAGGGCCGAAGGATGGACACGTATTCATCCGCAATGCGCCGCGCCTCTATGTAGGGCATGGCGCCGGTCTCATCGCTCATTGCACGACTCCCATCAGTCGCAGCACCAGCACGACGATAAAGACCGTGAAGGCCAGCGAAAGCGATGACAGAATCAGTGAGAGTAGGCAACCAAGGCAGGACGCAGCAGCCGGTTCGTTCATCGCTCCGCCGCCTTACAGACTGTCTCGCGTCTAAAATCTTGCCCGCCTCGCGATGTTCGGAATAAGATTTCCCCATCTGTATCCACATCCACGAACAGGCGGCCAGTCAAGATGCTGTGCAATAAGCCAAGATCCACGCGGGACTGCCGTGCCCAGTCGATGACGGTCTGTCCCTCTTCGGCCGAATACCCATAGGGTCCACGCGAATACGCGAGGTTCAACAAGATGACCGATTGCTCGCGGTCGGTTAGAAATTCCTGCGGCTCTTTGCTCATAACCCACTCTCCAGCGGCGTAAAGCAGATATCGCCGTCGCGGATGTCAATGCCGATCCGTCCATCGATGACCAGCTCGGCACAGAGCCCTTCCATGCTGGCCTGAAGCACCCAATCCAGCACCTGCTTGATCTCATCGATGGTGGCGCCCATGTGGTCGCGCTGGTCGCGCACCGCGAGAAAGTTGAGGATGACGTTCTGGCGCTGCTCGTCAGTCAGGACGCTCTCTGTGAACGCTTCAAGATACGCTTGCGTGCCGCTCATCGCTTGCCCGCCTTCACCGATCGCTGCAACCGTCGCACGGCGAACGCCAGCCGCGCATCAGTCGGGGCATAGCCGGCATCGAGCGCTTCCAGTACATCGCTGGCGTCTTCACGCAGCTTGACCAGCTCGCGATTGATGCCGGCCCCGCCGACCATGAACAAGAGCACGAGCAAGAACAGAATGACGCTGACTACTCCCAGCACTATCACAGCCATTACGCGCTCCAAGCCATGCGAAACATCATGACGGCCCACAAGACGATCGCCGAGAAGATGACCAGCGACGCAACGTCGTACTGGCCTGAGAATCCGAAGAGTGCTGCCATGTGCGGTTCCTTTCGCTCGCGGGCCGGTTGCCGCCGGCCCCGCGCCATATCTCAATGCGCTCACCATAAGCACAAAACGAGAGAATGTCAAGAGTCTAGAGTATGAATCCGGAGATTCACGATTCACGAGCGCAAAAGCGACCGATTCATGAGGGCTGACTGGCGAAGGCGCGTTCGAGCAAGGCGGTGGCGACATCGTTCACCACGTCTCGATGCGTCACCCGCAACACGCGCCAGCCGAGCAACGCGGCCACGTTGTATTTCGCGAGGTCCGCCTCATAGCCTTTCCCGCGCGTATGCCGGCCGCCGCTGTGAATGCCGCCCTCGAACTCCAAGGCGAGCATGACATCCGGCCAGGCTAGATCGAAGCGCCAGCGGCGTTCGGGCGTGAAACGGTGCTCTTCCACCGGCTCGGGCAATCCGAGCTGCCGGCAGCGCGTCAGGATGAACTGCTTACTCTCGTCCTCGATCGCTTTGTTCTGCGCATGACGGATCTGCGCCGCCGTGAGATCAGCCATTACTTGCCCCATTTCCCGGCCCGCACGAGCAGACCGATGATGGCGTATACCGCCGCGTCCATCAGCGTGTCCTCTACGGCCTCATTTTTCGCCTCTACGGCTCCTCTATAGTGACTCCGGAGTATCTCTACTTCAAAGCCGGAAAGATTCATGAGGCGAGCGATTTTGTCCCAGAGACGGACAACGACACCGAGCTCGCCAGTGCCGAGGATATTGGCAGGGCTGTAATCGGCGTTCTTGTCGAGATGCACGCGGTAGAAGCGCATCAGCGTGGCCATCATCGCGTTGCATTGAATTGGGCGTTTCTGCTCGGTTGGATGCAGGGCGGGAATCTCAGGATAGGTCCAGCACGGCATGCTATTCAGCTTGGCGTATTCAACCTCTCCGATTGCACCCTGCGATTCATCCCACGTCGGCAAGAGCACGATGCCGTCACAGCGAGCGAGCATGGCCAGAGTGCCATCGAGGAAGAGATCATCCGAGTCCGGCAGTTCGGCCTCCATGCGAGCCGTGTTCAGGTGCGGGCAGATCACGTAATGGCCGGCGCGCCAGAGTTCCACGGCAACCTGTCGGGCGGCCTTGATATTGGCGTCGATCAGAGCAGGCGTCGCGGCGCGATAGGGACCGGCAACATACAAGAGCATTAATCGTCTCCTTCGTGGCGTACGGGTCCATTCTCGTCATAAAGCTGATAGACCACTGGCAAGCGTCCGGGCGGGCGGTCTTCAGGGTTGTTGGGTTTCATGCGCTCTTCCTGAAACTCCCGTGCTTTCCGAAACCAACTGAGCGCGGCGCGATAGCGATTCTTTGGCGGCGCCTTGCGCTCGGTAAGCCAATAGGATGCGCATGCATCAGCCTCTACCGCGAATTGCATATCGCTGATATCCGGAAAAAGATCGAACAACGCATCAACCTTGACCGGCTCAATTCCGAATCCTTCGAGGCTGGCACGGGCGCGCGCACGCGCCGTACTCTCCTCTTCTTTTTCTTCTCTTCTCTCCTCTCCTCTCCTCTGGCTCAACACATGTGCCGCACGTGCGCCCCCATCGGCTTGCACGTGCTCGTCTTGTGCGTTGCACGTGCGTTGCACATGTTCCGCACGAGCGCTGCGCATGCGGTCTGCGTTCGCCGTTTTGCGCTGCTGAAGCTTGCCGCCGTACTGCTCCCAGTCGTGGATGTGCAATGCACTCTCGACCTGTTCGATGAAGCCGGCCGTCTGGCCAGGGCCGCATGCGATGAGCGCCTGCATGAAGGTATCGGCGTCGCCCTCCCAGCCGGCGGCATCGGCGATGTCGGCCGCGTCGAAGGGCGTGAGATCGCCGTCCGGCGCGTAGTTCATGGCCCAATACCAGAGCAGATGAAGGTGCCCAATCACGGCCGGTAAGGACGCATTGAGCATCCGGCAGAGACGGCGCGTCTTCGGATGCTGAGGCAGCGAGATATGCGAGGGGATATAGGTCATGACGCCTCTTCCTTCGCGAGCGCGCGAAACTCAGTGCGTTCCGCCAACCACCAGGCGCGGGCCTTGCCGGTTGGGCCGTTGCGCTGCTTGGCCACGATCAATTCCGCCTGGTTGGCCGGCGCCTTATCGTCGTAGTAATCCGGCCGATGCACGAAGATCACGATATCGGCGTCTTGTTCGATCGAGCCCGAATCGCGCAGGTCCGAGAGCATCGGCGTGTGCTCGGTGCGGGTTTCGATGGCGCGGCTCAGTTGCGAGAGGATCACCACGGGGATATGGAGTTCACGGGCGAGTTGCTTGAGGGCGCGGGTGATGCGAGTCAGTTCCTGCACCCGATTGTTCCCGCTGTCGCCGTCGTACATGAGCTGGAGATAATCGATGATGAGAAGTTCGACTCCCGCGCCGGCGCGTAAGGCGCGCGCTCGTGCCACCACGTCCGGCAAGGTCGAATTGCTGTGCTCATCGACATAGAGCGGCAGATTCGAGAGTCGTCCCAGCGCGTTACTGATGTGCTCCATGCGATATTCGTCGATGTCCGTATCACGCAGTTCGTGGGCGTTGATCTGGCTGGAGAGCGCCAGCAACCGGTCAGTCAACTCCTCTTCACTCATCTCAAGCGAGATGAATCCGACCGGCCGTCCGTCGCGCGCCGCGTTGTAGTAGGCGGCTTGCACAGCCAGTGCCGATTTGCCCACCGACGGACGCGCCGCCACGACCACGAGTTGACCGGCCCGAAAGCCGCGCGTGATACGGTCTAAGTCACGAATGCCGGTATGAGTAGACTTGCCTTGATCCTTGCCGATGCGCTCGAAGGCCCGATCGACGGCGCCGGCCATGTCGCCATAGCCTTCGGTCGCGCTGATGGCCCCGGCCTTATCGAGGGCGTGATGGGCCGCCGTGGTTAGTTCAGGCAGCGGCTGCGCCTCGTTATACCCGAGGTTGATGATGGCGGCGCCAGCGTCGATATAGCGCCGGCGGATAGCGCAGTCGCGCACGATCTCCGCATAGTTCTTGACATAGACCGCGGTCGGTACGGCGTTGATGAGCGCGATGATATAGTCAATGCCGCCAATATCCTCCAGCCAGTCACGCCGTCCGGTCGGGTCAGCCTTGCGCAGAAAGTCAGTCAGCGTCACCATGTCCGGCACAATGCGCTTATCCGCGAGATGCATGATGGCGCGCCACATGACGCCGTTGTTCGCTGCGTAGAAGTCCTTATCGGTCAGATACGGCCGCACCGCCGGGATCACGTTCGGATCGATCAGGCAGGCGCCCAGCACGGATTGTTCGGCTTCGAGGTTGTGCGGAGGCAGCCGATCGAGAGTGTCAGCCATCATGGCGCCACCGCCATCATCCGGCGTGCGATCCATTCGACCACCGGCACTGCCACGGCGTTGCCCAGCATGCGGTATTTCGCGCTGTCCGAAAGGTCGGCGATATCCAGCCAGTCATCCGGGAAGCCTTGCAGGCGCGAGCATTCAAGTGGCGTCAATCGTCGGACGGCGGCTGATTCCGCTACGAGCCGCGTACCGCGCCCCGTCCCGTCCTCGCTGCCACCGCTGGACTGAAGGGTATGGGCAATGAGATTCTGTGCTTCGTCACCCGATGGACCGCCGGTCCCCTTCGCCCATTTGGCGCTCACGGTTCCAGCGATAAACGTCATTCGGTCGGTATCAGGCGCCCAGCCACGCTGGCCAGCGCCGCCGCCAAGGGTGCCGGCAACGTCTTCCCGCGGCGCGTCGCTCGACGCAGAATCCCCGCGCACGCCTTCGGACTCAAAGAGTATTTGGCCGGCGGATTGTCCTCTAAAATCTGCGACAACGAACACGCGACGGCGGCGCTGGGGCACTCCGAAGTGCTGCGCATCAAGAATCCGCCATGCAAGGTCCAGCGCCCCGCATTCGGCCAATGCATCCAGTGCAACGGCGAAGTCCCGCCCGTGATGGCTGCTGAGGGCGCCGGGGACGTTTTCCCAAACAGCGAATCTTGGGCGTAGTTCGCGGATGATCCGGATGGCTTCGTGGAAGAGTCCACTGCGTTCCCCCTGTAACCCAGCCCGCTTGCCCGCGACACTCAGATCCTGGCAGGGCGAGCCGAACGTGATGATGTCAACGGGTTCGAGGTTGTGCGCGCCCACTTCGCGCACGTCATGATAAAGCGGCACATCCGGCCAGTGATGGGCCAGAACGACATGGCAGGACGGCATAATCTCGACTTGCCAGCGCACCTCGCAGCCCGCCCGCTCGAATGCCAGATCAAAGCCGCCGATACCGCTAAAGAGGCTGCCCATCGTCAATGCCGTCATCGTGGCCCCCATGCAGCAGAGATGGCGCGCTTAGCTTCGACACAGCGCCGCTTGATGGTCCCCAATGACATGCCTGATACGCTGGCCAGATCGGATTGCGACATGCCGAGCACATAGACGCAGGCCGCGGCCAGACGTTGCTCGTCATCGAGCGCGCGAAGCCGCTGCATGCAGTCGATCGCATCCACGGCATCGGTTAGGGGATCGCTGGTCGAATGCATCGTCCGGTGCGTGTCCATGAGCGGCACGATTTGCAGATGCGCGCGCCGGCGCCGATCGATGGCCAGGTGGTCGGCGATGCGATAGAGCACCGCCAGCATGCCGCGATTCGTATCAGCGCGCTCATCGAGCCGGGGCAGCATGGCCAGCAAGCGTACGTACGTGTCTTGAGTTAGATCCTCAGCATCGGCCCGATTCAGCATAAGATACGCTGCCCGTCGCAGCACGGCCGGATAGACACTGAGGGCGAGCGCTAAGCGATCCTCGCCGGTCATCCCTCCGGCTCGCTCTCGTCAGACAGAAACTGGCCGGTTGAGTTGGCGGCGAGAAGCGCCTCGATGTCGCTAATGCGAATCCGCCGGCAGCCACCGATCAGCGAGGATGGGAGCTGGCCCTCTTTGAGCCAGCGCCAGACCGTCGAGACATGGACCGCCAGCATCGCCGCCGCTTCATCGGCCGTTACCGCCAGCCGAGGCGGCGCGGAAGTCGTCTGTGCCATATTCGTGCCTTTCTCGCTCATCAATCCGGAGATTCTATCATTTCGGGCCAAGAGTTGGCGCCGGTTCCGTGGTGCGGCCTTGCAAGCGCTTGATCGTGCTCGTCAGAGTCGCCTTCGCATCGGCGGTACGCGCGTTGTTGCGCTTCCAGAGGACCAGCATCTCAGCGATCTCATGCACCGAGGCGGTCGTCTCATAGCGTTCGGCGAGTTGCCAGTATTGCTCGTTGAGCATGCGTCGTTTGAGCGTATAGAGCCGGTCGATTTCGGCCTGGTTGCCTTCGATATCGGCGATCGCACGTTCGCGTGCCGGGATGAACACGCCCTGCGAGTCGAGCGGCAGGCCCGCCCGCAGCGCGCGGATCTCGTTCGAGAGTTCATTGATGCGGGCATTGACGGCGGCCACGGTGGTGAGTCGTCTCATACTGCTACCTCATCCTTCAGCGGCACCTCGTCCAGCATGGCCAATTCGTAGCGTCCGAGGCCGCTGGAGCGCCATTGGCCCAGCCCCTCGAATGCGCCGAAGCTGAGGATCGTTTCGAGCAGGTCGCGCGTGATGCGATGGCCGCGCAAGAGGTCGATGCGAAACGAGATGCTACAGGGCGGGTCGATCGCTTCGCTGGTGGCGATCGACGTGCGCATGCCCTGCGGAGTCTGGGCGCGGAGTGGTCGCACCAGCAGGCGGTCCGGCTCGGTGATGCGCTGGCCGTCGCGCATGAGAGGGATACGCCGCTTGCCATCGGGTGAGAAGATCCAGAGTTTCGTCTGGATATCGGGGCTGGCCCAGGCCGTGCCGCCGGATCGTTTGCCTGCGACCTTCAGTCCGAGCACCTTATTGATGCCCTTGATGGCGCCTTTGATCTGGTTATCCCAGAGATGCAGGCCGCGACTGTCCGAGGCGAAGCCGGTCACGTGCAGCGGGTTGTCCTCATCGACCAGTTCGAGCGATTCGTTGACGCGCTCCGCAGCCGCCGCTTGCGCCGCCTTGTGGGCCATGCCCTCGGCTTTGAGTTCGAGCATCAGCGCCTCGGTCTGCTTGTCCCGCAGGTAGTTGATGGCGATGTTGTCAGTCGGCTGCGAGCCGAGTAGCGTCTCGGTGAAGTCGAGTCGAACCATATAGCGATTGTCGATCAATGGATGTGCCATATCTCTCTCCATTTCCAGTCAGTCCCACCGCGTCTGCTTGCAAGGCCGTGCGATTCCTACGCCACCCAAAACTGAGCGGTTCCTCTGCTCAGCGCATCTGTTCCATTGCTGAGCCTTACCAATCCTCCGCACGTCGCTCCTCTCCATTCCCGGCGCCTGTCAATCCCTTGCGCACCCGGCGCAGCGCAATGCACACCCGATGCAGGCCGAACCGTTCCGTAGCCTCTCCGGTGCGAGGCCGTGCTGAGCACTGCAACACGTTCCCATGGCTGTTCGGCGCATAGCCTTCCCCAAGCCATCCGTTTCGTTCCCGATGCGAGTCCTTACCCTCCCGGCGCGGTCCCGAGCTATGCCATGCCCGAGCATCGCTCCGCCTTGCAATCCCGTGGCGTATCTACGCTCCGCCGATGCGACTTCGTTCAATCCCCTTGCCCCGCTCACCATCACCCACGCCTTCCCCATCCATTCCGCTGCGTTGCGCTCGCGCCCGCTGGCTGCGTCCGAGCGATGGTCATGACTGATGCGCTTCGCGCCACTGTTGCAGCGCCTCGATTGCTTCGGACGCCTGACCGCGCGTCAGCATGTCGGCATTCTCAACCTGGTATTTGGCCTTCAGGCGCTCCAGCAGGGCGTCATCCGTCATGCCCGCTTCGCGCGCGATGGCATAGAGGAACTTGACCTGTTTCGCCGTGGCCGCCGCTCCGGCGTATGGCCCGTTGCCGGATGGCGCCGGCGGACGTGGCTCGTTCGGGCCGCGCTCGACCGGCGAATCCACGATGTGTGGTGTGCCGTCCTCGTTGGTCATCTCATGATCTGTCGCGAACTGCGTGCCGTAGCCGAGTGCACCGAGTGCGCGACCAATGGCCTTGGTGCTCGCCTTTTCGATGTAGTCCCGAAAGTCTTCGCGCGTCTCTGAGCCGATATCGGTCGCGCTGCCACCGTCCGGCCAAGAAGCCGTCGCCTGGAAGATGGCGAGCTGTGCCTGTGGATCGTGGCTAATCATCTCGCTCGTGATCGTGCCGTCCGGATGCTCTGAGCGAAACCACATGATGCGCCATTTCACATCGAGGTATTCGGCGCCGCCCTGGACGCGGCGGAGATGCGACCTCGGGTCGAAGGTGCGCGCGCTCTCGTCCGTCATCGTCATGCCTTCCATTTCGCTACGTATACCGCCATATCAGTACCTACCTCCTATAGAGCCGTGGGCCGCTTGCCCTGTACGATCACATGAGAGGCTATGCGTGAATCCGCGTTTTCTCTCATGAGAATACGGTAACTCTAAAGCGAGAGATTGTCAAGAGATATTCGGCGGATTCATGGCATAGAATGAGCGATAGCGCGCACGTATGGCACGGCATGCAATAGGAGGGAAGATATGGACACCATCAGTGACCCCGACATGGAGGCAATGGAAGTCGAATGGGAGCGCTTACGCGGGCGGAAATGGCGCCTGCCGATCCGCGACCGGCAAGGCATCGAAGCGCTCTTACCGGCGGCCCGGCAGGGGCCCGGTCCGGAACGGTTCAGTGCGTTCCTACGCATCCGTCGCCTGTCGCTCGGCTTGACCCAGCGCGAACTCGGCGAGCGCGTCGGCATGCATTCATCCAACATCAGCCAGTACGAACAGATGAAGCTAGGCAACCTGCCACCGCGTCCCGTTTTCCTCGAAGGGCTGGCCGATGTGTTGCAAACGACGCAGGTCCATTTGCTGCGTCTCTGGGGCTATGACCTGGAGCGTGATGAGGCGGAACCGGAGAATGATCCGATGGTGACGATCGTCACCTCGTTGGCGCGCGATACCGATTGGTCGAATGTGCCGCCGCGCATGCGGGCGATGATCGAACAACAGTTGCGTGCCGTGCATGATGAGTCTCGCGAACGAAAAGTGTCCGACGGTGCCTAATGCAGGACGTTCGTCCTGAGAGCGTAGAACGATCCGCTCATGGTGTTCGTATGTGTAGAGAGGCTATCCTCTCGCAACGCGCGACAGGTGACCATGAGGGGAAGAGAAGCGGGTGGAATTCGATCACGCGATACGCAGGCGACTCGATGAGGTCATTACACGATGGAATCTGCATGAGGCATCTGAGCTGTCGTTGCCGGTCCCGATCGAGCTGGTGGCTCGACATGAGGGCTGGCGTATCGGCTGGGGCTGCGAATGGCCGGTCTACGGCTTCGCGGTCTACAGTCAGGCGAGTCGCACGATGCGCATCAATGAATCGCTCTCGGACGAATGGATACGCTTCACGATCGCCCATGAGATGGGGCATGAAATCGCCGGTCACGGCTATGGCCAGTATGCCTATGCCCATGGCCCGCGTGACGATCCCCGCGAGCGTGAGGCCGATCTGGTGGCATTGGAGTTATTGATCCCGCGCTGGTTGCGGGATGGCTCGGTGGAGTGTGCGGAGGTGGCGCGGCGTTGTCGCGTGCCGTTGCCCCACGTTCAGTGGTTCTGGCAGGTCGTAGGTTTAGGAGGACGAGATGCAGATGACGAAACAGTATCGCAGCGTGCGCGAGGGACAGGCAGCGGTCGATCAACTCGCCCGCGCGGGCTGGCGATTGGTCGCAACCAGCGAAGTGCCGCGCAAGCCGAAACTGACACAGCGGTTATTGTTGCCCGGCTGGCTGGCGCGTCGGGCCGCCGGCGTTGATTACATCTGTACGTTCTCGAACGATCAGCCATGACCAAAAAATCGATCCAGCGCGGTGAATACGGTCTCGGCACTGTCTACCAGCGCAAGGATCGGCCCGGCTGGATTGCGGCGCTGTGGGTGACGGATGCCAGCGGCAAGAGCGTCCGGCGGACGCGCTCGGCGGACACCTATCCGGCGGCACGCTCGAAGCTCAAAGAACTCAGAGATGAGCGCGACGCCGGCGTCACGGCCTCGACGAACCCGACGCTGGCCGAATATCTGACCGACTGGCTGGCCTCGGTCAAGCCGACATTACGGCCGCGCGTCTACGGCGGCTACGAGTCGATGGTCCGGGTGCGCATTGGGCCGCGTCTCGGCAAGAAGAAGTTGAGCAAGGTCCGGGCGCTCGATATCCAGAAGCTCTATGCGGACCTGAGCGCGTCGGGTCTCTCGAACCGCTCGATTCACAACACCCATACGATGCTCAAGAAGGCGATGAAACAGGCGGTCGATTGGGGTCTCTTGATGCGCAATCCGGCCGCCGGTGCCACGCCGCCGCGACCGGAACCGGCGCCGATCCATCCGCTCACCGAGGAAGAGGTGACGCGGCTGCTGGACTATACCGAACAGGCGCCACACTGGTATCACCGTCTGCTCGTGCTGGCCGTGACCACCGGCATGCGCGAAGGCGAGCTCCTCGGTCTGCGCTGGCGTGACGTGGATCTTGACGCCGCGCAATTGCACGTCGCCCAACAGATGACCTATGAGCCGGGCGTCGGTAAGCACGCGGCCGAACCCAAGACGAAACCATCGCGCCGCACGATCCACCTGTCAGCCATGGCGGTCACAGCTCTTCGCGCTCAGCGCACGCAGCTCCTCGAACTGCGCTTAGCCCTGGGGCCGGACTGGCCCGGCCATGATGACCTCGTATTCCTGAATAGCCACGGCACGCCGATCTACGGCTCGGAGATGCGGAAGATCTTCGGGCGGCTGACCAAGCGGCTCGGTCTGCCGGATGTCCGTTTCCACGATCTGCGGCATACCTGTGCCACGCTCCTGCTAAGCCGGGGCGTGCATCCGAAGGTGGTCTCAGAGATGCTGGGGCATAGTTCCATCGCCATTACCCTCGATATCTACAGCCACTACATCCCGGCCATGCACCAGCAAGCCGCCGCCGAGATGGACGCCCTGCTGGGCTAACGACTGAGGCAACCATGCAGACGATTCGCCATCTACGCGAATGCCAGGTCTGGACTCAGTTCGAGCTTGCGGTGAAGGCTGGCGTCACGCCGGGCACCGTCTCGAACTGGGAGCGCGGTATCTATGAGCCGAAAGTCTCACAACTCAGAAAGCTTGCCGAACTATTCGGCGTGAAGATGGATGACATCGAATTGGTCAAGCGGCCCGAGTAACATCGTCAAAAACCGATAAGCTAACCAATTAGCTGTCAGCAGGTCAGAAATGACAAGGCCGGAGCATTGAGCGCTCCGGCCTCATTGGTGGATATCCGCGTACGAATGAGGGGCGAGGGTGCATGGGAGTCGAACCCACCTGCGAGGCTCGTCACCCCGCACAACAGTTTTGAAGACTGATTACGGCCCTATTCATACCCTCGCAGATCATCGCGTGTTCTCCTGTTTTCCCTGATTCTATCAAGGATTCCGGCACCTGATGCTCGCATCAACTCGCACTCTCTCGCGAGCCTATGGAAACCAAATTAGGTGTCAAATTAGCTGTCAGATACCAGGCCGCTCGCTCTAGCTGCCAGGCGCGTTCGATCTGTTCCGCGTCACTCCCTTCCTTATTAAGCATGCGCACCGCTTCACCGGCCATATCCATCGCAAGTATGGCCGCCGAATGGGCGTCGCTATAGAGGCAATAATGGGCCGTGCTGGCGATCGCCGCCATGGCCGTCATCTGGCGATATCGCCCGCGCCGATAGCTGAGTTTGAGCGCGCCGCCTTTGGCCTTCATGAGCGCTGCCTCAAGCTGGCGATATGGCCCGGCATGCAGCGCCTCTTGCATCACATCGACCGGCGCGCCGGCCAGTTCACGGGCCGCATTCACCACGCGCCGCGCTCGATCATCGCCCGCGAAGGCGCGTTCGTAGAACGGCAGCACGTGCTCGGCACAGTCGCAGGCGAAGAGGCGGGCATCTCGATCGTTCATCTGCCCGATGGCCGCTCGCACCTGCATGACCAGATCAATCGCCGAGGCCGTGACTGTCATTCAGCACCGGTCCGCTTCGGCTCTTCTTGTTCTGCAATCTCGCCAAGACGCTCTAAGAGATTCGGCATGCCGTGGTTCGCTTCCTCAGCATTGAACCGTTGGATGAACTCAGCCGCTTCCTCATTGGTGAGTTCTTGCAATCTCTCGGCAAAACGGCGGAACTCTCGTGGATCGATAATCATCTGCATCTCTCCTTAGCGACCATGCATTCGCGCACGGTTGTGGTTGACACTCAAGCCGAAGGAATTAACCACGTAGCGTCCGCTGATGTAGGGCGAGCCGGTCAGTTCGCGGTATTCCTTATTGAGCGGGCCGTACGCATCCCAGCGTTCCTTCCAGGTGATGGCACCGGCGTCATACTGATCGTTGAGCGCCATCATTTGCTCTCGCAGTTCCGTGGCCCGGTTCATCATCTTTCCCTCCAGCATGGCCAGTTAGACCGTCTTCAGCCGCTCGTTCATGTCATAGGCCGCGACCTCCCAGGCAACCGCCTCCCGCCGAATTTCCCGCGCAATGTCTGGATTGGCGGTCTCGTCCGCCTCTTTGCGCAGTTCAACAGCGCGCGCCTCGCAACAGGCGATATGCGCCTCGATGATCGACACCAGATCGTCTGTCCGTTCGTTCGCTGCCATCATTGATCTCCTGTTTCTCTCTCGTCAATCCGTTGATTCTATAGTAGCGCATGCCAGTGGATGCGACAAGGTACGTTCGTACCATTCGGATTCCGGGCACAAAAAAAGAGCGGGTAGCCCCGGCAAGGGCCACCCGCAAAGGAGGAGGGGAGATATGGCGGTCTGGTGTGCTTAGGAAGTAGGAGGCGTCTCTGGCGCGACGGGCGCGGGTTCGGGCATCAGATCAGCCGGTAGGGATGGTGCGTTCTTCGGCACGATCTTGTACGGTATAGTCAGGTTGACGGCACTGGCGATGCCGGTTGGTTTCCAGAACTCGCGATAGGTGCCATAGGCCATGCCGAGCACGAGCAGCACGTCCGTCGTGACCTGCTCGGTATTGGCAAAGGATAGCTGGCTCGTGACGTAGGCGCCAGCTAGTCCGGCCGCCACGCAGGCGGCAAAGGCAAGGATGCTCTTTCGTGTCTCGCTCCAATGCTCGCGCAAGATGATGGCCAGAATGAAGGGCATAAACGCGCCCACGAGTAGGCTAAATTGCTGTGCGTTGTCCATTGATCCTCCTATGATGCGCCGTCGTTCTTGCCGCCAAATGCGCCCGTACAGAAGCGCCGGCGGAGTTCGAGTAGCGCGACGCTTTGTGTGATCGTGAAGTACTGAATGAGCGGGTTGCCGCTGTTGTCATACGCCACCCATGTCAGTCGGAACATCAAACGGCCGCCTTTTGGGCGGCGAGCAGCTCGGCATTGACGCGGCCGAGTAGCACGTCCCAGCGGTGCGGTGCGCTGCCTGGTCGCCATTCAAAGCGGGCGCGCTCGAAGTCCTGCATCGTCACGCCATCGACGCCGTGCTCGTCATTGAGCGGCCGTCCGATCAGCATCAGCGCGTCATCAGGTCCGAGCCGCTTTTCGAGGTCTTCGTAGAACGCGCGGATACCGCCAATGAGCTTGAAGCCGGTTACGGGATCTTTGCGGTCGGTATCGGCGGGTGCGCTTGGCTGTGACGCGCCATTGATGAGCGTCACGAGATGGCCGAAGTCGAACAATGGCCCTGGATCGGTGTGGTTATTCTCGCCGCCCCAGAGGCCAGGATTGCTTGGATCTGCCACG